TCCAACTTTCGGCATACACGAAGAGATTGAAAAGACGCTACAAGAGAGAAAAGAGCCTTATCGTGGCGAGCAAGTCAAAAAGTTATGGGAAAGACGGCGTGCTCTGCATGGCCCTACTGGTCGATGTTCCCCTAAGAAATTGAAATTACCCTTAAAAGCTGTTAATAAGTAGGAGATCGCATATGGAAGTCATTTTAAAGTTGTATGATTACAAGTCTGGCAAGATGACTATCATAAAGGATAACAAATCAGCAAAAGTTGTTGGTCTAACGATGGAAGCCAACGCTAAGATACTTCAGTACCTAACTGACTTGCTATTAACAAAGGAAACACCATATGGTGACCCGTTAGCACTTGATCAGTCGAATCTAAATTGATGGCTGTTAAATGTATAACTTATTGATTTTCAATAGAGCGAACGTCGCGAGTCGCGACAACACGAAGGGCTTAGAATATGCCAATGAGCGAGCGATATCTGAAGCGAGTCGTCAAGGTTGTCGAAGCACGTTACGGTGTTGTCAACGACATCGCGAGAGTGTTGAAGATCGATCCCTCAACTGTCTACATGTACAGAAATACGTATCCAGCGATCAAAGAGGCGTTTGAGCGAGCGAGATCTAAGTTTCACGATATAGCAGACGATGCTATCTTAGCGACGCTCGAAGCAACACAGAAGTCTGCATTAGTAGCCGAGATGGCGAAGTTCGTTAAGACTCATACGCCATGCTTCGACGATCCAACACGTAAGTGGACACCAGGCGTAAAAGTTGAACACTCGGGAGAGATCAAAAATGGAGACAGCGACTCTATCGAAGCCGTTAAGTCCAGAATCGCTGAAATCGATAGAAGACTTGCTGAGACAACGGGAGCGGGAATCACAAAAGCTTGAGAGGATGCAATGTGAAGCATCTTTCTACAGCTTTTTTGTTTGTTCATGGCACGTTGTCGTTCCTGGCGTAACGCTTGTAAAGAACTGGCATCTAAAGTTGTTCTGTGACGAGTTGCAAGCAATGGCGGAGCGAGTCTTCAAGGGAGAGAAGAAGTTCTACGATCTCTGTATTAATACTCCGCCTAAATCACTCAAAAGTGCAATCTGTAGCGTTGCGTTTCCTGCATGGTGTTGGATAAGAGCCCCACACTTAAAATTCATCACAACGTCGTATTCACCTGGGCTTGCTGGTAGAGATGTACGCGCTTCGAGATTGCTAATCGTGAGCGAGTGGTTTCAAACTTACTGGAAAGACGTCTTCGAGTTAACGACTGATACAAACGAGTACTTACTTAACAATCGAGGCGGCGAGAGACGTACAACGTCTCCTCATAGCAACCCGACAGGTCATAAAGCCGACATCATCTTGGCTGATGACCCTAACGCCGCTGATGATAGATACAGTCAAGCTGATAGAGATCTCGTTAAACGCTGGTGGGATGAAGGCATGTGGTCGCGTCTTGATAATCAGGACGTAGGTATTCGCATCGTGATTCAACAGCGTATTGACAATCAAGATTTGACGGGACACATTAAGAAGCAGTATGGAACGAAGTACAGATACATCTCGTTGCCTGCTGAGTTGACTGATGGACATCATCCCGAGCCAATCGAGTTAGAGAAATTCTATATTGATGGCTTGATGTTCCCTGAAAGACTCTCAAAAGAGATTCTAGCAGAAGCGAGAATCGTACAACGTACAGCGTACTCAGGACAATACAATCAGTCACCGATAGTTGTAGGTGGTCGTTTCTTCAAAGAGCATTGGCCACAGTGGTTTACAAAAGAGTCAACGCCGATATTCGATCAGATCATCGTGAGCGTCGATGCAAGTTTTACGGATGCAGCAACATCGTGTCCCGCCAGCTTGCAAGTGTGGGCTAAGAAGACTCCTAACTACTATATGCTGTATGACTTAACGACACGCATGGGAGCGATAGAGACAGCTACACAACTCGATAAACTCTTAGGGCTATATCGAGGCGCGATAGCCGTAGTGGAGAATGCTGCCAACGGCTACTACGTGATTGAAAAGATGAAGATGAAGCACTCTGTTTATCAGTTCAATCCTTCGAAGTTTGGTGGTAAAGAAGTACGTGCTGAGTCGATTTCTGCACTTTGGGAAACAGGCAACGTCTACATACACGACAGTGTGTACAATCGAACAAAGTACCTCGAAGAGATCTTAGCGTTTCCAAATAGCGAGTTTAAAGATCGTGTAGACGCGATGTCACAAGCACTTATCTACTTTACACGTTGCGTCCCAAGATTAGCTGAGGCAGCAACGATACGTACGTATTAAACGGCTGTCAGTCACATAAAAAACGCAATGAGGCAATATGGCACAAGACATAACTTTCTTGCCGGGACTTGATCAAGGTGGCGATACAGCGTCGGGAATGGGATTGATGGATCCAGGTGCAGGGATCAATCTTCCGATAGCTGCAACTACAGGCTCGGGGACTTCAGCTCAAACGGCGCAATCAAGCATCTCAGGAACTTCACGTAACACGCCCAAGAAGCCGCCGATCTTCCGAATCAATCACTACGATTTTATGCTAAATGCTTATTTCGGGACGGGTGGCTTCAAAGATGGCACGATTCTCGATAAGAGCCAAATAGAACTAGATGACGAGTTCTTAGAGAGACGTGCCACAACACATTATCGTAACTTCGTACCTCAGATTATCGATGCTACGTATATTCCTGTCTTTGCTTGTGGAGCAACACGCAAGACTGAAGTTAATGGAGTACTCGATGAAGCCGGTAAACTAGCGCCACTCTGGAATGCATTTTTAGACAACGTTGACTGTCGGCATCGTCATATTGGCACGTTTATGAAGAAGATCGCTCGATATGCACGTCTCTTGAGTGTCTCTTTCATCGTTATCGATAACTTTCCCTTAGTGAGTCTGTTTAGAACAGATGCACTCAAGAATCGTACATTCCCATTTGCTTACATGCGTCTTCCCCAACAAGTCGAGACAGCTTTCTTAGAGCTTGATGACTTCTGTCAGATAACCAAAATCGCTTTTAGAGAGCGACCTGAGAAGATGAAAGATCCGAAGACGGGTCAAATCATTGACGACCCACGTTGGAAGCTTTGGACAAAAGACTACTCAGTGAAGCTTCGTAAGAACGACAAAGGCGATTGGCAAGAGATGAAAGAGACGCAAGTCACGTTGGGACTCGACGAGTGTCCTGTCATTCCCGTAATGCCTGGCGAAGTTGAAGAAGACACGATTCTTCCTCATCCTCAGTTCTATCAAGTTGCAAAGTGTAACTGGTCAATCTACAATCTAGACTCGTGGCAGATACGTCTAGTTCGTTCTCAGATGTTTCCGATTCCCTGTTTGCCAAAGACATCAGATGCTAACTCTAATACGATACAGGCGATGGGACCACTCAGAGGCTTATGGCTCCCGCCAAATGGTGGGCCTAATCAGGAGACTTATCCGCTCCCGATGTATCTAGCGCCGCCTACAGGGCCGTATACAGAACTTGGCAATACAGTCAAAGACTTACGTGAAGACATTTTTCGTCAGGCTGGACAACAAGGCGTAGAAGGCGTGCCCACGTCCGGAAAGGCAGAAGCATATCGCTTTCAGGCGAAAGAGTGGGTGCTTAAAGAGTCTGCCAAGATGGTACAAAACGCTGAAGAGGCGATATCTCGAATCTTTCAACAATACGTGAGAAGCGAACAACATGACTTCACAAGTTTGTATGAAGAAGACTATCATCCTGAAGATCCTGATAGTACTGTCAAGCTTTACGGCGACTACATAGCACTTGACCCTGGTGTATCGGGACGTGCTCTTGCACTCGAACAAGTCACACGCAGTGTGTTCAACGACTTGGATGATGAAGAAGTACAGCCTGTAATTGACGAGATTCGAGAAAAGGCTAAAGAAGACAAGAAGACACAAGCTGAGATGCCAAGTGATCAAGAGTTGATGATGACGCCTGAAGAGCAACAAGCAGCTCAACTTGCTCAGATGCAACAGCCGATTCCAACGATGAATCTAACGCCACAAAAGAAAGTTAGCAAAGTGCCGTTAAAGAAAGGCTTCACTGTTGCTAAAGGTGGTGTATGAAAGAGACTAAAGACGTCGTTGCTTGTGTAATCGACACTTCAGGCAACTATTTGCCTTTAGCTGAGCGACTTGCACGTGAGTACAAGAGAGTATATTACTCTAATCCAGCCTGGCAAGATGCATACCCAAAACCCAACAAGACTTATATCGGCATGGGTACTTCGGTCGAAGTCGTCGAGAACATCTGGGATGTGTATGACGAGATTGATGGCTGGATCTCTCCTGACGTGTATTACGGAAGCTTTCTGGACTTCTTAGCGAGAAACGACGAGAAGGTGTGGGGATCACGTAATGGAGAAGAGCTCGAGTTGCAACGTGATCTTATCAAACAACACATGCAAGATCTAGGGCTTCCCGTCAACAAGTGGGCAAAAGTCGTTGGCTTATCGAACTTGAGAGCGTTTCTAAAAGAGAATCAAGGCGTCTACGTCAAAGTGAATAAGTGGAGAGGCTTGATCGAAACGTTCTTTGCTAAGAACTACGACCTCGTAGCGCCTGAGTTAGACGAGTTTGCTTATTGCTTAGGGCCTCTCGCTGAATACATCGAGTTCGTGATAGAGTGGCCGATTGATGGCATCGAGATTGGCTATGATGGCGCGAGTGTGAACGGTCAGTACCCTGCAAGTTGGCTTTTCGGAGTCGAAGTCAAAGACAAGGCTTATGCAGGCTTATGGCGCGACTTTACTTCGCTTCCAAGCCAAATCACAGACTTCACGTCGGCGATGAGCGACACGTTTAAGCAATACGGCTATTGTGGCTTCTTTAGTACAGAAACTCGAATCGATCAAAGTGGAACAGGCTACATGATCGACTTTACGGCGCGAGAGCCATGTCCTCCAGGTGAAATCTATCTCGAGATGATCGAAAACTTGGGCGAGTTCATCTGGGCAGGCATGAATGGCGAGTTGATTGCTCCGAGAAACGTTGCCATTCACGCTGTTGAGTTGCTAATCGAATCAAATTGGGCTACGAATCACTTTTGTCCAGTCTACTTTCCAAGTAACGTATCACAGTGGGTCAAGTTGAAGAAACGCATCGTGTGTGACGACTTATCGTACATCGTGCCAACAGGATCAAATGACATCGGAGCAGTCGTAGGCTTAGGAAACTCAGTACAAGAAGCGATTAACAACGTGAAGAAAGTGGCTGAACTGATTGAAGGTCCTGACGTGTCGTGTCGTATCGATACGTTAGATACTGCTGAAGAAACACTTAACGAGGCAATGCAACTATGAAAGTAAAAATTGGCGGCGGTATTAATGAAGCGATCGATATTCTTAAAACCTTTGATGGCGAACTCGAAATAGAAGATTCTGTTAGTGGAAAAGCTGTCTACGAAGTACTTAAGTCTCTAGGGCGAAAAGTTAAGCTTTTAGAAGAAAATAACGTGAGAGATCTTAAAGAGTTTCTTTCTGATCGGACGGGGAGACCGATCAAGAAGATCGTCATCGAAGTGATCCCTCACGAGAGACAACGTTACGAGACAGTAGGCGATTACTACTTCGATGTTGAAGGCACTCTACGAATCTTCGTGAGCGAGATGAGCGATAATCGACACGAGATGCTTGTTGGACTACACGAGTTAGCTGAAGTTCTACAAACAGAGCATAACGGCGTAAGCGAGAAAGCTATTACGAAGTTCGATATTGCTTTTGAAGAAGCACGTAAAGAGGGCAACTTAGACGAACCAGGCGATAGTCCACTCGCTCCATATCGCAAAGAACATTGTGTAGCAACTGCAGTTGAACGTTTGATGGCAGCTCTTCTTAACGTGAACTGGAAAGAATACGAAGATGACTGCAATTCGCTCTAGTCCGAAATCTGGCTTCAGGCTATCACCTGTACGTTCACTCGAAGTCGACTTCGTTAAAAAGTGGCGAGTCATCAGTCAACCGTTAAAATCTGCTATAAAACGAGAGCTGAAGACGAAGAAACCACGTCAAGCGATTGAGATAACCCTTAAACGCTATAAAATAAGGGATAGATTGCAATCACTGATTTTGGATTGTGTTGAACAGGCTTACAGAAAAGGGAGAAAATAATGTTTAAGCCAACGTACAACCGTGTTGTTGTTAAAGAGCTTCCGTCTGATAACTTGTCTGAAGGCGGGCTTGTCTTACCAGGCGAAACTCCGTTTCGTCTCGCTAGAGTAGTTGCTGTAGGTCCCGGTGGCACATCGATGAATGGAACAGTGATTCCGATATGTTGTGCCGTAGATGATACGATTATGTATAGTGCGGGAAGCGGCGCGAACATCACAATTGAGAAAGAAAACTATCGTTTACTACTCGATCACGAAGTGTTGATCGTACTGTCTTAAGGAGACAGATATGTCAGTAAAGTATTTCGATTCAGAAGCAAACTGGACGTCAGCGAATCCTACTCTAGCGGCAGGATCTCTTATGCTATCAAGCGATAAGACTGAGACTACTCTTGCTGGAACGACTGAGTATCACTATAAAGTAGCCGATGGCTCAACAGCGTGGAAAGATCTTCCTTACACGAGTCAGATTGAACTCAAGCCAGATCTTTATCTGAATGCTACCGCTGTGTTGACTCTTGCTGGTACGTCTGTTGCTGCTGGTGCAACTGGAGTTGCCGGATCTCGTGGTTCTACGGGCGTAGCCGGTAGTGGGTCAACCGGAGTTGCGGGAACACAAGGGTCGACCGGTGTTGACGGAGTCCAAGGACATCAAGGTAACACTGGCATCCAAGGCTCGCAAGGCGCAACTGGCGTTGCCTAAACTGAATGAAGACTAAGAAGTCAGATCAGTTTAACAGTCGTTTCAAGTATCCTCGTGAGTGGTTTCTAAATGAGAGCTATTATGGCTCGACGTTATCGCAACGAATTACGAAGCTCGAGTTGCAAGATCAAGTCATCGAGTCTGTACGAATCAACTTAGAACAAGGGTCAAATCTTTTAAAGCTATCGAGAGAACTCTCACAATACACAACAGAAGAGAGTGCAACTGTAGCTTTAAGAGAGATGGAACGTCAAGCAAAGAGACTCGCGAGTGGATCTGATCTAGTAGAGTTCAAGCGATTCTTGTCGGATACTAAAGACGAAATCGCTACAGCTATCGAGAGCCAAGATTTTAGTCAACTTGAGAAGATAGCCACAAAAGTAAGTGATAAGGTCGAGTCGTTTAATGACGCAAGTCTTGAAGAGACGATTGCTGATTCGATTGATCGTAAAGCCTTAAACAACGCCTTTAGAATTGCAGCTACGGAAACGAATAAAGCTTACAATAGAGGCGTACACGATAGAGCGTTAGCAGATCCTGATTGTGAAGCGATAAGACTCGATCTTTCTACTGGAACAAACAATTGTGACGAGTGTGTCGAGTATGCTAATCAGGATAATGGGGCAGGCCCTGGAATCTATAGGCGAGATGATTGTCCCGAGACCCCGTTACATCCGTTCTGCCGATGCCATCTTACGCCCGTATTCGTACTACCAGAGGGCGTAACTGAAGAAGATCTTGATGATTCTGGGTTGTCTGATGATCAAACTATGTGAAAGGAGCTATTATGTCGAAGCATGCGAAGAACGCCATGAAGAAAACTGATCACATTCATGCCAATAAGAAACCTGGCAAGAATACGATGGTTGGCGGTGGCGAAGTGCACAAGAACAACAAAATGTATAAGTAACGGCAGTAGCTGTTACAACAATTTTTCTCACAGTTAACGCGATCGAGCAGTAGTTCGGTCAAAACGGAGCAGTAGCTCCAAGAAAGAGGCAAGTATGCCGATTCCTGTAGAGTTGAAGGCGAAGATTTCAGATCCCACAATCTTAGCAGAAGTTGAGAAACTAGGTTCGGTGCTTGATGAGGTGACTCAAGAATCGCTTGGACGTAAGGCTAAGTTGAAAGACTTTGAGTCGAAGTTTAACACGATTGCTGAGAAAGCCAAAAAAGTAGGCTTGAACTTAGATGAGGATTTGGAGTCGCAACTTTCAGAGCGTATTGAGAAGTCAAAGACCGGCTTGAAACCTGCGTCTGAAGTTGAAGAGTTGTCTAAGACTGTAAAAGGTCTTAAAGACGAGATTAAGAGCTGGAAAGATACGGCAACTCGCAAAGAAGAAGAAGCGATACTCGAGAGAGCCAGATCGGCTTTCATGACGAAACTTCCAGATCACTTTGGAGATGCTACAGACATTCTTCTCGATTACGCTTTAATGAAGAAACAAATCGCGAGTAAGGATGGAGTGCCTGGAGTCGTAAATGGTGAAGATTTTTATCCCTTGAATGTTCAAAAGGGACAAAAGAGCGCGATTGACGTACTCAAGGAGCTTTATCCGAAATTCGTAATTACTAAACAAGTCACTGGTGGCAAAGACGTGAGTACCAGAATCGCGTCTAGTGACGGAAACCCAAAAACGCTCACGCTCGAAGAGTTTGACTCTTTGCCGAGTCAGGCAGCCAAAGATGCGTTTGTTGCATCTGTTAAAAAGGGCCAGGCGTCATTCGACAAGTAAAGGAAGTCAACTATGGCTGACAATACACTTACTGGGTTAATCGTAACGATTTACGATGCCCTCAACACGGTGGCTCGCGAGCAAGTCGGTATGATCAAGGCTGTTCGCAAGTGGAGCTTTCCGGGTCGTAAAGTAGCTCAGAACGAGCCTATTACGTATCCGATCGTTCCTGCTTTCTCGGCGCCTTCGCCGATCTCGGCAAGTAACATCATCGCTGATCCCTCAGGTATCGTGGTTGGTCGTGACACGATGCTTATGGATCAGGTCAACGGAATCTCGTTCGGCTGGAATGGCGAAGAGGCGACGGGACTCGGCAATTCAGGAATCTTCGCAACGACTCTCGAAGACGCTTTCAAACAGGCGTTTAGAGCTCACGTGAATCAGATCGAAGCGTCTTTGACGTCTCTGTATGTAGGTGCTTCCGCCGCTTTTGGAACACCGGGAACAGTGCCGTTTGCGACGAAAGACGATCTCGATGCGACAGCGGAAACGCGTCAACTTCTGGAAGATAACGGTATGTGGTTTGATGGCAAGATGAAGTTCGTTGCATCTAACCAGACTGCCAAGAATCTTCGTAGATATCAGGGCATCGTCTTTAAGTACCTCGAGAGAGGTGACACAGTCGGTCAGCTGAAAGGTGACGTGGCTCAGCTTGAAGGCTTTGACATGTTCCAGACCGGCTTCGCTCCGAAACACACAAATGGTACAGGCGCGAACTACACGACTAACGGTTCAACCGCCGTTAACGCTGTTGCTGTTACTGTCCAGAGTGGCTCAGGAACGATTCTCTCGGGTGACGTTGTTAAGTTTGCGACAGATAGTCGACAGTATGTTGCGGGATCGACAGGTCTTGCAGCGACGACTCTGTCGTTGAATCTGCCGGGTATTCTTGCTGCTGCGATTCCGACAACGACCGCGATCACGACAATTGGCAATAACACGATTTCGGGTTACACTGCCAACTTGGCGTTCAACGAGGACGCGATTGTTCTTATTTCTGCTCTGCCGAATCTACCGGAAGGTGGAGACCAGGCTGTAGCAAGAACAACGGTCATGGATAAGATTTCGGGTCTTAACTTCGAAGTTTCGGAGTACAAAGGCTTCCGAAAGACGATCTACCTTGTTGCGGCTGCATGGGGAAACAAGTTAGTAAAACCTGAGGGACTTGTTCTCTCGATTTACTAAACTTGAGGCGGGGAGAGCTTTTTGGTTCTCCCTTCTAGCTTTCTCCGCCTTACTCATCGCGAGGAGCGTACCCATGTCCTATCCATGGATGATCACGTTTGCTGATCTACAGGATGAAAAAGTCAAGAAGCAAAAAGATGACTACTTGATTTCTCACCCAGACCCTGGCAATAACTTCTACGATCTGACTGCTAAGAGATTCATTAGCTTATGCAATCAGTTTGGAATCAACGACACAACGCTCGCCGTTCTGAATAGAACAGACAATCCTCCTCACGATTTAGTTCTACAATATCTCATCACTTGTCTACAAATGCTTGTTGCTCAGAATCTCGTTGGTCTAGGGAATGATCCCATCATTAACGATATCTGGAACTACAAATATAAGATCTTCCGTGATGATCTTAAGAGCATAGCCTCGCAACTAAGTTATGAAATCATCGTGTCGGGTACGATGCAACAGAACTATACGAGAGCCGGTGGAAACTCTTTCAGAGTGATGTGTTAACATGATTGCTGTACAAATCGATATGACAGATCTTCAAAAGATCTTCTCGAAGATCCCAGATGCTATCGTTCGATCTGTAGCGAAAGAGATGAAGAATCAAGTCACTGAAGTACAAAGAGAAGCAAGAAAGACACACAGGTTCGAGACTCATACAGGTATGCTTGAAAAGTCTGTACAAACGGAAATTCTCGATAACGGACTAACAGGCGAGATTTATCTGGAAGATAGTATTGCCGATTATGGGGTCTACGTTCACGAGGGACATGGTTCTTGGAAGCCTGATCAGTTTCTCGATGAAGCTCTCAAGAAGAGAGAGCCTGAGATTCGAGACAGAATGGAACATGCAATTAAAGAAGGACTTCGAGAGGCTGGCGCATAATGGCGGGAATAACGATATTAGATGTAATCGAAGAACGACTTGTTCTCGCTTTTAGTCAAATGAATACGTCTTCTGGGTACAACTTTGACTGGTCTATCGTAAACGAAGAAGACGAAGCTATAGGCGATTTTCCTAGAGCAATTATCAATCCGCACGAGAGTGTTGCTGATAGAGAAACAAACGTAGATACACTTGCGGGACTTGGCTCTGGCGATTACACTAACGAAGTTTACTATACGATTCTCGTAACGGGTGAGCTACCAGAATTCGATGATAACGCTAACTTTAAGATCAGAACAGTATTACGTAGCGCCTTAGACGATATGAAGATGTATTTCGGTAGAAATCCGCAACTACGTTTAACGCCTGCTGGCGAAGGTGCATGTGATAACATTCTCTATCGTAGCTCACAAATTGAGTACGATAGAGTTAACGATATTCTATCACCAGCTCGTTTGAGAACAACGTGGCTCGTGATTTATGCTCAAGATCGTAAAAATCCGACGCAATATGCGTCTTCATAAGGAGCTTGTATGCTAAAAGTTCCGCCTAGAGAAGTCAGAGTAGTAAACGGCTGTATCTATCGAGCGGGTGAAGAATACCCGCAAAGTGAAGAAGAAAAGAAGAAACATCTTCGACAGTTCGAGGAAAACTATACACTTAAATCACCAAAGAAAGGGAGCCAGAAATGAGTACCAACGCTCTCAACCAAGTCTATAAGACCGGTATACTCGCTGTCGAGGAGTTAAAGATCTTCGTTACAGCGAATGCTGGGGCAGGATCAGTTCAAGTCTCTGGGTATACGATGAGCAACACACCACTCGTTGCTGGAGATAACAGACCGTATGTTCTGATCGATCAGTCGTTTGCTGTGGGAGCCAATGGCTTGCCTAATGCTGAGAGAGTTTGCATTAACAGCATTTCAGGTGCTTCAGCAACTCCAAATGCAGACGGAATCGGCTATTTGTATTCGGCAACGCTTCTCGTGAGCGGGTATAGCACCAGTGGATGGGGCGGTGGCTTAGAGAATACGTATAGCGTTGCCAACAATCCGACGATTCTGTGTCCGGGCGTAGAAATGGCGATTCAAAGCTCTGACTTCAATTGTCGCTTCAAGACTCTATCAGATGCTCCGAAGATCGACTTTGACGATGAAGCATCACGTTTCGCAACTGGCGATGAAGGCCGTGATCTTTCTATCGCTGGCGCGAGAAGCTCTGAAGTTAACTTCACAGAAAAGCTTGCTTGGGCGGGAGCCGTTACTACAGTTCCTACTTACGCCAAGCTTATGCGAACGATGGGCTTTCTCGTTAAGAAGTATTCGACTACCGGTATCGGCTTTATACCGTCGATTTTTGCCAACGAGATTACAGCTACTATCTGGGTTCTTGGACCTGAAAATGGCGCGGCGCCTTCAAACACAGTGTATCGTTATGTTGGAGCTCATGGCGGCAACGCTTCGAGTATTTCAGTTGGAAAAGTCAGCGATCCTTGGATGTTAACTGGAAAGTTTAACGCTGCGTATATTGGAACGATGGAAATTCCGCTCACAGCAGCGAGATCGCTAACAAGTCCTGAGACGACAACGCCTGAAGTGATGACGAACAACACCGTGAGTGTTCCTGCGTACGTTAACGGCGTGATGACTACGAAAAACGTTGAGATTAGTCAGTTCAGTCTTGACTTTGGCGGAGTCGTTAATCCGTTTACAGATCAAAACACGTCAACAGGCTATGCGTTCTACGTAACGAGCGATAGAGATATCAAACTGACGATCAATCCGTATCACGTCAGAAAGTCGCTCGATGATATCGATTACGTGGCAACGCAAATGAAAACAGGCATTATCAAAATCACGAGTACGCATATGTTCATCGAGGTTCCGAATGCTCAGATGCTTTCTCCCGCTCAGGCTAGCAGAGAAGGCTATATGAACACAAATCGTACATATCGAGCTCTACGTAACAACTTGGGCGGAGGAGCTACTGAAGCGACAATGCCTGATAGCGCGATGTGCGAGATTGTGATTGGCGCACGATCATAGTCAGATTAATTTCTAGTACTTCCATTTGAGGCTCATTGACGTCATTGCCTGCCAATGAGCCTCAAGTTTTAGACTGAGCTGAATATAAAGGTATTAACGAAGTCTCAATTGTTTACATCAAGGGAGAACAAGTATGTCAGAAGAAAAAACGCCTCGAGTTTTAGATGAAGCAACGAGAAAAGAGTTGCTAGGCTATCTGCCTTTCAGTACAGAAGTCACAATCGAGTGGTCTCCACAAGAAATTCCTGAAGCATATCGTCCCACCTTTATACTTCGATCACTCACGCAAGCAGAGATGTCACAGCTTCGTATTAACGGCTTTGCTGCTTCGCATGTTGCTGTCACCGATGAAGCGATTATACAGAAAGCAGATGCTAACGTAGATCTGATTTGTAACTGTGTTAAAGGCTGGCGGAATTTCTTTGATGCAGGCACGGGTGCCGAGATTCTGTATGAAGAGAGCACTTATAGAGATATCGTTAAGCGACTTCCTCTATGGCTTTCGAGATCTATGTTGAACTACGTAAAGAAGATCAGTGGTCTTACAGCGATCGAAGATTTGGGTTTAAAATAGTCGCTGGACTGCGTGCTGGTCTACCTATTCCTACATGCGATAGATGCCAGCAAGCGCCTTATCTTAGAGATGCTAGAGGCTGTGAGAAGCCAACACAAGATCCAGCGGATTGGTTTGGAGAAAATGAAGCCTGGTTCAATTGTCCTATGAGATTTGTTCCAGCGTCTGTTTCAGAACTATTAGAGAAGTTAGATGCTTACAAGAATCATATGGCAACGCCTCCAGACTACGAGAAGCAATCAGCAAAGTTTCTATATGGCGTTAGAGCATTTGAACACTACGTAAAGAAATACGTAGACATCGTGAGAGGCGAAGGATGACAGCTGAAGTTCCAGTAAAGATAACGCTTATAGGCAAAGAAGCCGTTAAAAGCGGACTCTCAGAGATCGCGAAGTACGCTGCTGAAGCTTTCGCTGTTGTCAAGCTTGTTGAGTTCGCTAAAACAGGCGTTGAAGAGTTTGCGAAGCTTCAAGAGGCTAGCGCTGGCTTATCAGAAGAATTAGGGACTCAAGCTGATGATCTCGTAAAGCTTGGACAAGCTTCTGCGAAGACTTCGAAGTTTAGAGCCGATGAGATTGTTCAAGGCGAACGTCTCTTAGGCATGTACACAAAGAGTAAAGACAACATCAAAGCTCTTACACCTGTGATGTTGAATCTTGCTGCTGTTACGGGATCTACTGAAACTGCTGCTAAGATGTTGGGCTCTTCTTTCGAAAAAGGCTCTCCCGTTCTACAACGTTATGGAATCTTCGTTCATGGAACTGCCGGAAGCCAAGAAAGACTCAACTCAATCATCAGTCAAACAAATGCTGCTCTAGGCGATCAGAATGCAGCTATGTTTGCTGCGATGAGCCCTATCGAAAAGATGGACAAAGTCTTCAATCAGCTTGCTGAGGCTGTTGGAGAGCAACTCGTTCCAGAATTAGATAATCTGCTAACAAATCTGCCTGATCTTACCGATGGCGTTGTAAAAGCTACAAAAATCATTCTTAGTACGGGACATCTTGCGATTGCTGGCTTCGAGACTATCATTCTCGGAATCGAGCTGTTGTTCAATAAGACTCTCTCAGTTCTCGATAAAATCCCAGGGCCATGGCAAAAGTCTTTGAAGAGTGCTGAAGACGCAACTCACGATGCGATGGGTGCCATCGTGAAAGACATGAACAAAAACTTCGAGCAAGTCAGTAAGATCTGGGATGATGAAGGCGCTGCTGAACGTAAAAAGCTAGGCGATCATCTCAAGAGAGTTAAACAAGCAACTGAAGAAGAAGAGAAAGCTCGTAAAGAAGCAGAAAGAGAAGTAGATGCTCAACGTAAGAAAGAGTTAACAGATGTTAACGAGATTCTCGTTAAAGCAACTAAAGAAGCTCGTGATATCAATCTCTCGAAAGAAGAAGCTGAGATTGCTGATTTGACAGACACTTACGAACAAGAGCTAAATCTTCTCGAGAAGTATCACAAAGATACGACAGCCTTGACTGAAGCTTATTCAGGCAAAGTACAAAAGCTAACCGAAGAAGAAAACGATAGACTCGCTAAAGAGAAACAGAAAGGCGATGATAGACTCATAAAGCTCGAAGAGTTCTACAACAAAGTCTCTCGTACTGAACTCGAGAAGACGACCGCTGGTCGCTTAAAGATACTCGAAGACGATCAAAAGAAAGAACTTAACGATGCTAAGAAGCTAGGCGCTAATGTTTCTCTTCTCGAGAAGCAACAAGCTGAAGTACGTATCGAGTTCGCTAAACACGAGCGAGATATGAAGATTCAGTTTGGACTTGATTATGCGTCTTCGACTATCGGTATGCTTTCGAATATCGCTGATGCTTTCAAAGCAAACTCTATTCTAAAGAAGAGACTAGCCGAAGGCGAGGCTATCGTACAAGGCGGCAAAGGAGTACTCGGTGTTATCGAGAATACAGGCTCATATATCGGTGCTTTTGGTCCTGTTGCTGGTCCTATTGCCGAAGGCGTTGAAATTGGCTTGATAGTAGCTAACACAGCTGCTGAGATCTCTAAGATTGAGTCTGCTAAGATGGCGTACGGTGGCATAGTTCGAGGCGGAACTGCTGGAATAGATTCAGTTCCTACTATGCTTATGCCTGGTGAAATCGTTTACAATCCAGCGATGCCTAATCCTGCTTTAGCAAGTGCTATGGGCGGAAACACTTCTACTAGCAATACGAATATTCATCTTGGCGATACTCATATCACAATTCAAGGGAATGCTAGTAGCCAAACAGTCTCTGACATCAAAGGAGCAATACAGAGTGAAAATCAACGTAAACGTCAAATGATGGCAGATCTTAAAGAGTTTCAGACTAACGGCAAGATTAAAGTTAACGCAGCAGGGAATCTTGTAATTCAGAACGCTTGAGCGAGGCATCTATGACTAAACAACAAAGCGAAAACGTTGAAGAGCTTAAGAACACTTTCATCACTTGGCAATGGGGCGTTACTCTTGTAGCTGGAGCGATAGTTGTAATAGCGACTTGCATGTACGTTTACGGTTCGTCAGAAGCGAAGCAAGATGCTAAGCTTGTAGATCTCGAGACTCGAATCAACAAAGTCGAGATGATTCAACACGATTTAGATACCGTTAAGCAACTGTTAAGAGCGAAACGATGATTATCTCAGGCACAGGCATAACAACTCAGAATTGGAAGATCAAACCAGACTATCAGCCTGATACGAGTTACTCGTTCATGTCGTACTGGAATCAACTCTCTAACGGAAATTGGACCACAGTTGATAGAGGCGCGAGTTGCGATGCTTACGAAGTTGATATTAGATTGTATGGCACTGAGACGGGAACGAATAACACACAATCGATGAATAACTTCGCGGCTCAATTAGAGGCAAACAGAGTAGCTGGATCAAATATAGTTCAACTCTCTGGGTTTAATAGTCAAGAGCACGTATTCGGAGCCGACTGCGATTATTCGGGAACAATAAATGCCACAGCGATTATTCCCAATCGTAATCAGAACACTCTTCGAGGCTTTGGACAAGCGTTACGCCTTGTTGCTCTACAGCCGACGTTTGTAGGCGGTGTTGGCTTTCTTCCCGCTCTACGTTTTGTTAAAGTAGGCTATAGTGGCGACGCTTCGAGAACAATAAACAAACTTTTCTCGTATAATCGAACAGCGTTCTATCAAGAACATGCGAGTGATATTGGAGTGTGGTCAGGAACTTTTACTTTCGATGACATTGAAATGATAGCTCTAAGACGTTTTATTGCAACTCAACGAGTCGCAACGATTTCGTTAACGCCAATTAGCGGTGTGAATTTTCCATTTGGTCGAAGATCAACAACGTATCCTTATAATGTGAAGATTGTCGGGTTTCAAGACTTAGGCATGTCTGATACTCGTAATTGGGATGTGACATTAGCGTTTGCGGAGCAAGTGTAAAAATGTTAGTTTGTGCTGTTGAAATCTACACAGAAACGTCTTTGACAAATACTGATATCGGCTTGAATCAAGGCGTTTTCTCGTTTGTTTCTGATAGACCGTCTTTTAATGGCGTTGACGTAATCCCGACCTTTGGCCCTGATGAAATTAACGTATCTGGCTACAGTGTAAGTGGACAAACGAATACGAGAGTCTATTACGAAGGCATTCTAATCAAAGAGAGTTTTAGTGGAAGTCCTGTACGTTCTATAGATATTACGTCTTGTGGTTCCTACGGGAATAGTGCTACGGCTTCTTTCAAGATTCGTAACGATCTTATTGATGGCTCGACGATTCGAGAGTATTGTGAAGCAAATGGCATAGTTCTCACAAATCGAGTCGTTAGAATTTATACTATCGTGAACAACGTTTTCTACATGGAGTGGCAGGGAAGAATCAGTAATACATCGCAAACAGAAACAGAGTTTACTATCGACTGTGTTGATGATGCAACTACGATTCATAAGATTCTGCCACCTAATATGACGAACGTTGTGACTGATGCGACAACGATTCCTGTAACAACTGAAAATGTTGTAACGCCCGTAGTCATCGGGAATGTGAAGTATTCGAAACTTGCAAAACTTTCAACGGCAATTTCGTATCTTAGCTTAACAACGCTCGTTGCTGGTAAGACAACGCAAGTGCCTGCTTGGTACTTCAATCGTCAAAAAGATACACTACAATCTTGGCAGTATCCTTGGACTCATAGTGACTCACCGTGTAGACTTGAGTTACTAACTGATGGAATCTCATTTACTGCTAACGACCCGAGACTCGTGGGTTCGTATCTTTCTGTAGTAACAGGACAAAACGCGAACACAGATCAAGTCTACAAGATTCTATACAATCAAGCTTCTTTTAGCGGAGCAGATTATGCTGCAGCACATGAAGTCACAATAGTCTATCTTGCTGATATTTTGTTAGATTCGAGTGGACTCGTTACAGCAGCTAATTTTAATAGTAACGCTTCTACTGATCTTTATTCATATAACACGAAAGTTAATCCGCCTCGAGCAAGTGCTAACACTTGGCTCTTTCAGATATCATCGTATATTGTGAATACAAAAGTTTCGAACGATAGTTCGATTACGATTCAACAGAATGGTAGAGGTCTTAACTCTCTGTATGTGCTTGATTCAACAAATCAATCGTATATCGACGTTAGCAGTCTTGTAAGCGTGAATTCTACAGGCTCTTTGATACAGCTTACGAGCAAAGTTGCTTCTGCTACAGGACAAGCGTTAATTTACGAAGATCTTGGGTGGCCAATCATCGAGTTTGGCATGTTCACAAATCTTATCCCTTCAGCAATTGTTGTTCCAGCAGGCAGCGTTACATCAACGCCGCATAAGAACAACTTGCAAGATAGATCGAGACTTACGTATTATGACTTTGGCATATTCGCTGGTGCTGACGGTGTAAGTCAAGTATCTTTTTACGCTAAGTTTAGAACTAAGCCGTTTCTAACAACTTACGATAAGATATACTTTCTAATAGACTCAACGTTATACGTGACGAATGGAAACTTTAGCTTCGATAAAATGTATTCGAGAATCACTGATATTTACGGTAAAGAGATAGCATCGAGTCCTTTCAACGGATTAACTTTCCCTACGAGTCCGGGACATGCACATAGCGGCGTAGATCAGTATAACTTCATTCCAAACAGCTACTACACAGATTATAATATTTCTGCAGATACTGTTTGTAAGTTTCTTGCTGATATTGACTCGAATCCATCGATAGAAGCATTCAATAAATACTTCGATATTAGTACTATGGGAACTGCTGAAGCTATACTGAAAGAGAGTCCCTTTTTCGATAACTTCGTATGCGAACTACAAATGTCGAGAGTTACAGGAACTCCTGATATTTGGACGCTCGATGTTTTTATTAAGCAAGCGACGCTCATAGGAGCAAGAACGGTCGACACTGTCACTGGAGATCTGTATACGAGTGTCGTTGGCGAGACTACAGGCGGTGTCGGAAGCGATAGCGTTTACGGAGCTTTTAAGTTGATTCTCGAGACATACGACGGAATCAATCCCAATCTTATAGATTATGGCAACGTGCCAGCAACGCGAAGCGATTGGAAAGTTGGACGAACGCTAACTCAACAGCAAAATAGCATAGGCTATCTGTCTGAGTTAGCGACTCAATCGTTTGTTGGAATCTTTGGTAACAGAAAAGGACAACGAGCGCTGAGAGCGTGGAATCCTTCAACTACAGATGTAACAACAGGTACTGGAAAAACGTCAAATCACGACATGAGTCTTATGGACGAAGATTCGATAACGAGCTTCGAAAAGACTGATTTTGCTCAGTTGTTTAACAGCTTTCAATTGCAATACAATAACGATCCCGGTCTTAATAAGTTTACGAAGCTCTTAAACGTTGCATATGTTGATGATTTAAATGGCTTCCCAAGTCCAACAGATACGAATCCTGATGGCAGTCTTAAGTGGATGACGTATTTTGCTGGTCTTGGCACTTCGAATTACGCTGATGCCAAAGTCATATGGGATGAATGCCATCAATCGTACGTCGATAATAAAGCAATTCAACAAGCGGGAAGCGATATCTCAGACTTGTATTGGTACAACGATGAATCGCTTTTTGACCCAACGAGCGTTTATACGGGAACTAACAGTTCAGCGTATAAGTTCTTACAAATTCTGGCATCATGGACAACTAGACAAAAATGGCTAGTTTCTTATTCGATTCCGATTAACGCAAACACAGTCTATACAGAACTTTTAGATTGTGTTCGCTTCACAGATGCTGTGTATACGAAGAACGTTGCTCTAGTTGGTTGGATCACGAGTATCGAAGTCGACGTTCTAAACGATAGATTCAACTTACAAGCAATTCTTTTATCAGCAGATATGACAGCGACAGTAGTTGCTGGACTCGATGAAAGGCCAAGTTCTAGCTTATACGTGGATTCCTTGGACGAGCGAACATCAGGAAGCGATGTCTTAGACGAGAGGTAAACTATGCCTATAATGATGGTTGGACAAGATCTTAAAAAAGCAGAAACAACAGCGACGCTCTCGAGTGCACTGTTAACATCTCAAGTAGGCTATGAGACAGATGGCTTGAGACGAATGCTCTTCAAAAACCCTGTTCTTGGAGACGTTTACTATCTCGCTAAAGGCTATATCTACGCCACTGATATTAACTATACGAATCCTACGTATCCAGGCGTTACGACGCTTCAACAAATAACTGATATTCTAGTATCAGGGTTCTCTAGTCAGCTTTGGCTTACTGACGGCACTCATGTTTATCTTGATCCTTCACTTGATCCTGATAATGTTGGCATTGGTATACTAACGCCTGGGATTCAAGTTAACTTTGGAAGCTATGGACGATATCTCGATGTTTCTTCTCTCAGTAGAGATGCTGCTGCTGGCGATCTACAAGCAGGCGATGGCGGCGGCTACTTAGAGTGTGATACACAAAACTCGGGACGAGATGGCTGTCTCACAGGTGGCGTTGCCTTTACTGGCTCTAATCTCTCACAAACGAATAAACGACTTGGCTTGATCGAAGTAGGAATGCAAGGTGGCGACGGTAGCAATCGTGGTGGAATCATGCATTTCTACATTAAGCAAACAGGTATCGATAATTTAGAGATGACTGAAGGCATGAGAATCAGAGAGACAGGTCAAGTTGAGATCTTTAACTTGAGTGTAGGAAGCGATAACTCTAACGGCGGCGTGATGAACGTCATTCAAGACGTTGGGAACGATGCTTCTAAGGGAATAGTTACGCAAGTTGGGCCAGCAACAGCAGTAAGCGGAAGTTGGACTCAAGATACTAGTACTCCGACTACGTATTTAGCAGATACAGGAACACTTACTAGCGGAAGTGCGATAGCCATAGAGCTTCAGAATGGAGCTGCTACACAACCTGGCGTGATGATGCATGGCTTTCTACAATTCGGTGATAAAAATAATGGTGACAGCCATATTACGCATTTTACTGTAGCAAGTTCTAACGAAGTTGGCAGTACTCTGACACTTGGAAGCCCAGACTCGCCAGGCGCGGCTGACACTGAATTTGCCACAAGTGATACGAATGGAAAAGTTTGTTTGTTCTTAGAGACAGTTGGTCCTAACGGCAAACAGAGACTTATCATAAAGAATCGTATAGTAGGAGCAATAAGAATGTCGTATCAAGCATGGGTTACGAGATTCGATTTTGTATAAGGAGAAAAACTTATGAATATAGTGACATGGTTTGATCGTGAATGGAACGAGATTCCGAAAATTTATAGAGATTGCATACAACAAGTTAAAGACTCGCTTCCCAAGGGATGGACGCATACATTGCTTCCTGTTGGATTTTACGATACGAACTCGTTTGTAAGATCTATTAGCGACAAAGTGCGTTGTGAGGCTCTCATCGATGATCCACAAGCTATTTGGGTCGATGCCGATACTCGAGTTCGTAAATGGTTTACACCGCCTGACGATAAGCATGTGTATGTCTCAACGAGTCCTGATGGCAAATTTAATGGCGACGTGATCTATGCCAATAAGAACGTCACGACGCTGAAGAAGATTCTTGCTTGCTACAAACCCGACGATAAGCCAGGCTGGCTACAGCGTGTCATGAACAACGAGTTTAAGAGCGAGTTGAGACCGATACCTCGCGAGTGTTTCTGCCATCTAGGCTTATGCCACGCTCAGCATCTAGGTGAAGGCATGAGTTGGGGCACTCAAGAATGTTCTGTAAGACGCGTTAAGGGAGAATTAGTGCTTGAGTGGTGGAAACAATAAAGATGACAATAAGTTACAAGTAAGAGAACGTAGCAAAAACTTAGCAGAACTGCTTATTTCGCGAAGCAAGGCTTAATCATGGGACAACAAACAAATCTTATAGTGCTTCCGATGCAATCGGGAGAAACGCAAGAATACACGTTCGTAGCAGATGTTGACTCTGTTGATAGCTTCTCTTATGCGCTCTATAAAGTAACGCCATCTGCTGATAACACGTACTTTACGAAAACATCTGCTGATATACAAACGCCACAGAGTGTGAGTGTAACTCAGAGTGGATCAACAGGCGCTTTCACATTTCTGGCTCGATTTGCGCCATCTCAACTCTCTACGATTGATAGCGAGTATTATGGCATAGTGATTCTAATAAACGCTGTTGATACAGCGACAACACGACAACGCGAATTTGACGTTGTGTTTCAAATTCGACCTTTCGTTCAATAGAGGCAATTATGGCTCTACAGCAAAGCGTTCCGTTAATTCCGATGTCTATAGGCGATACTGGAGAATATCTTTTCGCAGTAGACGTCACTGAAATACTATCTTTCGAGTATCATCTTTATATTGTGATACCGCCTGGCCCAAACGCCGATCCCTTAAGATACTCGATTATCAGTCCCGACATCAAAGATGCTAATAACTTAAGCGTGACTTATGTTCAAGCAAGTCCTACACGTTTCAACGTGATGATTCGTTTTGACCCTTCAAAAGTTACTTACTCGACTGTTCCGTCGGGAATGATGTTTGGCGTCACAGTTTTTGTGAATGACACACAAATAGTTTCTGTAGACCAACGAGAGCCAAACGTAGTATTTCAGATTCGTAACTTTCTTGACTGGACAGGAATTACCGGCCCATCGTATCAGAGTGCCACACAAGGTGCGACGGGTGTATCTGGTTCTGTCGGAGCAACAGGCGTAGCCGGAATGCAAGGCGTAAACGGTATGACTGGATC